ACTTTCTATCCTGTATATGATCACAACTTTAGAATAGGTAAAAAATTAGAAGAGTTCGATAAGTTTAGTACAAGAGAAATAACACATTTTGCTACATCTAGACAATTTAATGATTTTGCAGATACTACAAGTTATCAAGAAGGAAAGACAGTTGCTGATCATCAACAAAAAGTACAAGCAAAATCTTTAAGACATTGGCTTTTAAAATCAGCTTTGACTATACAATTACCTGGAAGAAACTTTCTAATGAAAGATAATAACATGACTATAGGTAATATAATTAGATGTAGATTTTTAGCAAACATTGAACCTGCTAAGAATATGACAGAAAGAGAAATGACTGATTTAAAAAAGAGTGGAGAATATATGATTTATTCTGCACGTCATCAATTTACAAATCAACAATACCATGTTACTATGGATATGGGTAGACTTGGTACAAGAGGATACGGGATACACTAATGCCTAAATCATTATATTCTGAATACGCTCCAGCAGATGCAATGTGGTTTGTGGGAAAAGTAATTACAAATACTGATCCTTTAAAACTTGGAAGAGTTCAAATAAGAGTTATGGGAGTTCATACTGATAACTTAGATATGATTCCAACCGCAGATCTGCCTTGGGCACAAGTTATATCTGGTGACGGAGGAACTTCCGGGGTTGGATCGTTTGCTTCTTATCAACCAGGTGCTTTTGTAATTGGTGTGTTTTTAGATGGAAGATCTGCGCAGGTTCCTCTCGTTATTGGTTCTATTCCTACAATACAAGAACCAACACCAACTCAAAAAACTGATCCTAAAGCTCCTTTTTATCCTGATAGAATACAAAGAATTGCTAATCCTACGCAGTCTTCTGTTCCGGTTGATGGTACTACTGATGAAGCTAACATAAATTCAAACGTAGTTGGAAGTACAAATAGCGAAAAAGTTTTTAATTTTTTTACTGCGAATGGGTTTACTCCAGAACAAACCTGTGGATTTATAGGAAACTTTTCAATAGAATCTAATTTAGAACCATCTGCCTTGAATCCTAATGATAAAGGAAAGCCTGCTTTTGGCCTAGCACAATGGAGAGGTGATAGACTTGATGGTTTAGAATATTATGCAAAGCAAAAAGGATCGACAAAAGAAAATCTAGAAGCACAATTGCAATGGACAATTCATGAATTAAGAAATAAAGAAAAAAGCGCTGGTGCAAGAATAAGAAATGCTAAGACTGTAGTTGAAGCAACAACGGTTATATGCAGATTTTATGAAAGACCATCATTTAAAATAGTTGACGGTAAATACACTAGTCCTTCACTTCCAAGAAGAATAGCAGATGCTAAAGAAAGCTTTGAAAGGTTTGCAAGAACATGACAAAAATTAATAAAGTTCCCGTAAGTAAAGTTAATAATACTTTAGTAAGACTTCCTCTAACAGGCCAATTTAATTCACAATTATCTGTTATAGATCAAGCTGCTAAAGAATTAAAAGCTTCACAGAGTACAGTGCTTGGAAAAACTATTAATGAAACAATAAGTGGAGTAAAAGCTCTAACTCAACCGGATGAATATCCAACTGATATATTAACAGAACCTCCGATTGCTCAAGTCACTAGTGACGCTGATCCAGCTTTAAAAAAGATATCAAGTCAGGTTTCTAACATTAATAAAATGACAACATCAAGTTTATCTGGTGACGGATTTATGAATACTCATATCATGAGTGGTACACCTCAGTCTATAAAAAATGGAATATTCAATGCTTCTGGAGTAGAACCAAATCTAGCAAAATTGCAAGCGGTAGTACCAAGTTCTTTACAAAGCGATGCTGCTGTGTCTCTACCTAAAATGCAAGTTGGACAAGACTTTATTAGTCAGATTACAAGTAGTAATGATCAGTTGGCGGCTACTACAGCAAACATTTCATCTTTAGTGGGTTCGCTATTAGGTGACGGTTTTAATACAGGCATAACACAAAAAGCAGTATTAAAAAGTCAAAATTATTTTGAAGAGTTTTTAAAAGCTGTCTCACAGAATGCCTTGAATCAAGAAGAAATAGAACAATGTACAAGTCTTATTTTAGATGGAAAAAATAATGACGTCATAAATATTGTACAAAACGCTGCAACTAGAGAAAATATAAGTTTAGATCCAGCAGGAGATTTTGAAAAATCTATAATTGAAGTTTCTGGATCAAGCGCAGATGCAATTGATATCAAATCTTCCTCTCTTAACAATATGGGTTCTTCAACTCGTAAGACTAAAGATCTAGCTACGTTAAGTAATAAATGGTCTGGTGGATCTACAAATACAAGTGCTGGACAATATAATTTTGAAAAAGTTAATTCTATGGAAGAGCTTGTTGCCGACTTAAGAAATTTATCAAGAGACATAACAGAAGTAATAGTTCATTGGACTGCACACTTTAATGACCAAGGGCATGTAGGTGCAAAAGAACTTCATGAAATTGCAAAGAAGAGAGGATTTGCCGGATGTAGTTATCATTATATAATTAAAAGAAATGGTGATTTAGAAAGAGGAAGACCTGTACAATTAAGAGGAGCTCATGCTAAGGCCGCAGGACATAATAATTTTAGCATTGGAATAGCATTTGTGGCAGGATACAACTGTCCTTCAGGAACTTCAAATCCAAATAATTATATTAGCTCTGAATCTATAACACCTGCACAATATAAAACTCTAGATATGTTTTTAAAAGGATTTTTTATGATATATCCAGGAGGTCAAGTATTCGGGCATCAAGACTTTGATAATAATAAAGTTGATCCTGGTTTTGATGTAGGTACTTATGTTGAAGCAAGATTTAATAAAAAAAATGTTACAAATCCAAATGATGGTCCAGCGACACCACAACAAATAGCAAGTATAGTAGGATAAAAAGATGACAACTGAAAACAACGAACTCGAACTTCGTATACAAGATAAAGGTGAGGCAGCAGTTAATGCTGAGGGTCGACCTAATGATGCTTTCAATGATCCCACTGGTCAATTTCCTAGAGGTGAATATCAAGATCAACCATCTATCAATAAAGCAATTACAGGAGATCAAATAAATGAACTCGATCTAAGAAACGGAATACCCGGTGTCGATACTACGCTGCAGCAAAAAGTTGCAACGCAATATCCTCTAGCTTCAACTAATGAATCCGTTTCAGGCCATATCATTGAAATAAATGACACTCCAGGTGGAGAACGTATTCTTATCAAACACAATAAAGGAGCTGGGATTGATATAAAGGCAGATGGTTCAATTATTATAAATTCGAAAGGAAATAAAATAGATATTGTAGACGAAGATCATCGTCTTGTTGTTGAAGGTGATGGAAATGTCTCTTATTTTGGAAACTTAAATATGAATGTTTCTGGTGACTATAATGTAACTGTTGGAGGTAATTATAATTTAAAAGTAAAAGGAAACTGGATAGCTACAGTCATAGGTTCTTATAGAAAAAAGATTCACGGGATAATGAGCGAAGTTGTTTTAAAGTCAAAGTCGGTTACAGTAATAGGACAGTCAATAAACACTTATTTATCTAATGCTGCTAATTTTATAAAAGGAACATATCAACAGGCCGTAAAAGGCAGAGCAGATTACAATCATGGATCAGAAGCTTTATTTAACTCTGAGTCAGAAATTAATATGACCAGTCCTAAAATAAACATTGCAGCAACTGACTTATCTGTTATAGGTGCTCAGGGTACTATTGGAGGACAAAATATAATTTATTACGGAAAGAATATGCATTTGGAAAACACTATACATTCTCCGACTGCTAGTTTTATTTCTGCTTATGCAACAACTTTTCATGGGTCATTAAACGGAACTGCAACCTTTGCTGTCAGTTCATCTATCGCTGGTGGTGTCGCTGTTGTAAAAATTCCAAGTGCTAATATTAACAGTGATCCCGTTGATAATACACAAACTCAAAAACCTACAAGCTCAGAAATTTCTGACTTATTAACTAACAATGAGATTGGTCCGAAGAAAGTAAGTATAGACGAAAACAATGAGATTAAAAACTTTCATGACAAATCCAAATCTTCAGGTGGGATTACATCTGGTGAAACAAATACAAGAGAAACGAGATCTAAGTTAAAAGATAAGAAAAATTTACAAAACACAAACTTCGTTGCCGATAGAGTCGCAGCCGGTGTTTTATCTTCAAGTTTCGCTTCTGCAGTTCCTGGTCAAATTGAAAGAGTCAACGGTAAAGCTACAACTCCTAGAATTGGTCATGATGCAATTGGACAAACTGGAAGAGCCTTAAATGAAAATAAGTATAAACCGTCAGAAGCTGCAGCAAAACCTAAAACTTTCATTTATGCAGTTGAAGCTAGATTTAATCCTAACAATCTTACAGAAATAACGCATAATACTTTACTTGGAAAGGGCATTCCAATATCCAAATTTACTGGCGGTGTTGGAAACAAAACTACTTTGAATCATATAACTGATAATACTAAAAGATTTCAAGTTGCTAGAAATCTATTAGTTCAATCTCAAATAATTAAAAACTTTAAAAGTCTCGGGTTATTTAAGGGATATAATTTAGTAGTCGCTGAAGGAATATATCAACCAGGTCCAACTGAAACTCCAACACCTGAAAGTTTTAATGATCTGGCTCAAGACGGCCGGGCTGTTGCTTATGAAGTATATTCTCAAGATGGTACAATAGCTTTAGATAAGCTTTATGATTTTGCAGAATTTTTAAAAGACACTTTCAGTTATAATAAACTAGGTTTATCTTATGACAAATTTAATAAAGATGAAACTTTACATGGTCAAATCATAGTTCAAATTCCAACTATACCCGAATCTTATAGAACTCAATATAATATGAAATTAGAAACAACTTTTAACTCTGAGGTTCAGAGTTCTTCTGATTTGGTTGAAATACTTTCATAACTATATAAATATGGTTAAACAGAGGATAGAATGGTTACAAAAGCATTTTCAATAGAAGACGGAAATCAAAGTTCTTCAGTACTTACAAGTCGAAAGACCAAGTATTCAGATATAGATTTGCTTTTTGCTAGAAAAATATCTGGTGATATTTTTAAAAAGGTAGACGCTGCAGCAGTAAAACAATCGGTAAAGAATATAGTAAGAACAGGAGTATTAGAAAAACCTTTTAATCCGGACTTTGGTTGTACATTGGCAGATTACTTATTTGAATTGGCTGATGACGATTTGTTAGTGCCTATTGAGGAAGCTATAAGAGATTCCATAACTAATTTTGAACCTAGAGTTAATAACGTGGATGTTACTGTTACTCCTAAACCTGATCAAAATGATATATCTGTAACGATAAAATTTTCAATAGCAAATGTTACTGAAACTCAGTCCATAAACACTACAATAGCGAGGTTGAGATAAATGGCCACAAATATTACATCAACTGCTTTAGACTTTGAGAATATTAAAGCATCTTTAAAGAACTATTTAAAACAAAAAACAGAATTTACTGATTATGATTTTGAAGGATCTGGTATTTCAAACATTTTAGACGTTTTAGCATATAATACACATTTTAATGGATTGATAGCTAATCTTGCTACTAATGAATCTTTTATACATACAGCGCAGTTAAGATCATCTCTGGTATCTCATGCTGAATCACTAGGTTATGATATAAGATCAAAGACTTCTTCACAAGTAAAATTTACAGCAACTTTAAATTTAACAGGAGTTGCGGGAAGAGCACAAGCATATACACTTCCTATAGATACGACTTTTAGTGGATCAAATGAAGATGGCACTTTTAATTTTCTGACTACTGAAGTTTACACCGCCACAGATGACGGAACTGGTCTGTATACGTTTAAAGACATTGGCGGTGTAGAAGCTGTAACTGCACTCGAAGGTACTAAGATTACAAAAACATTTTTTGTTGGACAAAAAACAGATAGACAAGTTTATATCATACCTGATGAGAACATGGATACAACTACTGCAATTGTTAGAGTGTTTCCAACTCCTTCATCTACAGAATCTGATGAATACACACCACTTAGTAAAGCAATAAAAGTTGATTCTAATTCTACTTATTATACTTTAAGAGAAACACCTAATGGGGGATATGAACTTAACTTTGGAGATGGATTAACTTTTGGCAAAGCCCCTGAGGCTAGTAGTAAAATAGTTGTTACATATTTAAGAACAGTAGGATTAACTGCGAATGGATGTAAAAATTTTTCAACTGAAACTTCAGTAAATATTGGCGGAACTGTTTATCCTCTTTCTATAGTTCCACAAACAAATTCTGTAGGCGGTAGCGATAAACAAGGTATAGAATCTATAAGACAAAATGCTCCTGCAGCCTTTGCCGCTCAACAAAGGCTTGTAACACCTGAAGATTATAAAGCTACAATTTCTTCAAACTTTCCTACAGTATCAGACATATCTGTTTGGGGCGGACAAGATAATATTCCAGTGGCTTACGGTAAAGTTTATATTGCGCTAGATTTCAATGCTGGTTTAACTGACGCGGCAAAAACTGTAATTAAAAATAATATTAAAACTAATTTTTCTGATAATTTGGCTGTCATGTCAATAACTCCAGAATTTGTAGATCCTCAAGAAGTTTATCTTGAATTGTCCACAAATATAACAATAAATCCTGATATAACCTCAAAAGCACCTGTAACACTAGAAAATGAAACTAATCAAACGATAACAAATTATTTTGATAATACTATAACCGGATTCGGAAAAACTTTTAGAAGATCAAATCTTTTAACTTTGATAGATAGTTTAGATGATGCACTGCTGAATTCAAGAATAGATGTTAAAATGCAAGTACGATTAGTTCCGATACTAAATCAAAGTCAGGCATATGAAGTTATATTTCCAGTAGCAATTGCTGCGCCTGATGATCAAAATATTATAATTGAATCAGCATCTTTTGATATTACTAATGTAAATGGTACATGTAAGATAATTAATAAGTTAGGAACTAATACACTTAGAATAGTAAATATCGATGACAACGATTCACTTGTAACAGATAATATTGGAAGTTATGATGCAATAAAAGGTAAATTAAACTTAACGAATTTTAACCCCTCATTGATAATTGGTGGTGTAAATTTTATAAAATTTTCAGCAGTTCCTCAAAATCAAGGTAGTATAATTGCACTTAGAAATTTTGTGTTTAAAAATGATAATAGTAAACTAGTAACAACAAGTACTATTGATAGACAGGGTGTAAGAGTAGCTCTATAATGGTTGAAAAAACTTTAACAGATTACGGAAGACTTGACTTAAACTTTCATCGTAATATGGTGAAAGAAGTTCTGCCTGAATATTTTACTGACGAATATCCTAATCTTATAACTTTCTTAGAGGGTTATTATGAATTCTTAGATAGTGGTGATAACTTTGGTGCACTAATACAAGATCTTTATACTATACGTGACGTTGAAGCATCTTCTTTAACACATTTAGATAACATGTTTAAAGAATTTGCATTAGGAATGAGCCAAGATTTTTTTAAAAAACCAAGAGAAATAATAAGAAATTTTGCTAGATTTTTTAGAGTCAAAGGTTCAAAATATTCAGCCGAAGGATTTTTTAGAGCATTTTATGGTGAAAACGTTGAGATAAGTTTTCCAAAAAACGATATTTTTATTTTAAATGATTCAAGTCATCAAGTTAATGACGAATTCAGTGTACTACAAGATGGAGCTGCATTTCAAATATTATCAATAATGTTAAAAGTACCACTTTCCATGAGTGTTTGGGAAGAATTATACAAAAAATTTGTCCATCCGGCTGGATTCTTCTTATCTAATGAAGTACTGATTCAGCCAAAAGTAAGTGACACTATCACGTCATTAGGCGCCATTTTTGATTCAACGAAAGGTGCTACATTACCAATATTAGTATTTGATGATAATGCTGGAATAGTTATGAGTGACACACCTGATATTACAATTATAGATAAAATGGGTGCTACTGCATATATCATGACTGGTGATAGTTTAAATACTGTTGAGTTTAATCAAGTCGACAGCAACACAAATACCTGGACTGCGAACAGTAACAACGCTTTTGGATTAAAGGACTCATCTATAAGTTATACATCGGCTAATCCAGGGACAAGTCAAGTATTTACAGTGAGAATGGATCCAAATGAAACAATTTTAAAATACAAAGATGACTCCATTAGTGTATTAGATAATATATACAGATCAATATTTGATATGGCAGATGCAAGTAGTCCAAGAATGGATAGAGATCAAATAAATGGATTTCCAACTGATATTCGGTTTGATAATACTAACGAAACTCTTGATCAAGGAATTTATGATTCTCACGGAAGGACATGGAACTATATGTCTAATCTTTGATGAAAACAAGTATAAATAACATAAACGTACGGGATAAACAATATGGCCGCTATAATAACAGATAGATTAAGACTCGCTATCGTAGATAAAATTGTAACAATCATGCAAGATACTACTGATCCTACATATATAGGATTTGGTAGATCAGAAGTGTGGAATGGTTCCGATACAGCACCTACACCTTTAAACAATCTAGATGAAGAAAGAAAGTTTAAAAATACTCTACAGTCTATAAAAAAGATGACTGGAGCTGCTACAGTAGTTCCGAGGGTTAATTGGGTAAGCGGTACAATATATCACGGTTGGGATAATCAAACAGTAGATTATGGATCTAAGTCATTTTATGTTCTAACTGAAAATTTTGGTGTATATATTTGTTTAAGATCTGGCAGATCCAACGCCGGCACAATTGTTCCGTCAACTATACAACCAACAGGATCCAACAATAATGCATTTGAAACTGCAGATGGTTACGTTTGGAAATTTTTGTATAGGATTGAAGAAATTGATGCTAGAAAATATATGACCGCAGCGTTTATGCCAACGAGAATTATTTCTTCCGTCGACTCAAATTCTACTGGCGCGGCAACAAAACAGTTTGAAGTTCAGACTCATGCAGACGCTAAACAAATAACACAAATCATTGTTACTTCTGGAGGAAGTGGTTATACGTCCTCTCCTGCTGTTTTAATTACTGGTGACGGAGATAGTAGCTTCTCAGCGTTAGCAACAATCGATAGTAGTTCAGGACAAGTTACAAAAGTAGAATTTCAGAACGATTCGAGTACTTTAGATTATCCTCAAGGTTACAATAATGCAACGGTTGAATTGGCTGGTGGAGGCGGTACAGGTGCCGCGGCAAGAGCAGTATTAAGTCCACTAGACGGATTCGGTAAGAATGCACAGTTTGATTTAAAGACATCAGGAATAGTTGTGCATTGCAAAGTTGAAGGATCTGATTCTGATTTTATAATAGGACAAGACTTCAGACAAGTTGGGATATTAAAAAATGTTAAAAAGACTGGGACTGATTCAGCTTTTAGTGGATTAACTGGTAACGCTCTGAAACACATGAAAATGTCTTCAGTATCATCGACTTTTAGTACAGATAAAGTTTTACGAGGCGTCACAAGTAATGCTGTAGCGATTATTGATGAGATTGATTCTAACAAAGTATTTTACCATCAAACAGATGCAACTGGATTTAGAGCATTTGTAAATGGTGAAACGATTAATGAAAGTAATGGTACTGGTTCAGGCGTAATTGACTCAGCATTAGTACCATCAATAATAGATCCGTTCTCAGTAAAACTTCAATATCTAAATAATAGAACTCCTGTTGATAGATCATCAACACAGAATGAAGATATAAAAATTATTTTACAAATTTAAGAGTTTATAAATGCCAATTACATTAACCGAAAATTTATTTGCAACAAAATATAAAGATGACTATTCTGACAGTGATGGTTTTCATAGAATATTGTTTAATCCTAGAAGGGCTCTTCAAGCAAGAGAACTTACTCAACTTCAAACTATTATTCAGAAAGAAATTGAAAGATTTGGAAAAAACATTTATAAAGAAGGAGCAGCAATAAATCCTGGTGGATTGATTATCAATGATAATTATGAATTCATAAAAATTACAGATGGTACTTTTCCTGAAAATATCGTAGGAACAGAATTCACTGGCCAATCATCTGGTGTAGTAATTAAAATTCTAGAAACTATTCCATCAAGCACTCCAGATCCTAATACTCTATACGTTAGATATACTAATAGTTTATCTGGAACTTCTGGTACAACACCAGTTAGGGTTACACCGGGTGAGCAATTATCATCTAATGTTGGTGCAGCGAGTATGACAGTTCAAACGGTCAATACTGCTTCTAATCCAGCAGTAGGTGCTGGAGTTAGAGTTAGTATTGGTTCGAGTGATTTCTTTGTACAAGGTTTTTTTGTTAGTGTTGATGCACAATCATTAATCATATCAAAATATGATAGATCTAAATCAATAGACTTAGGATTTAAAGTAACACAAGATATTGTTACAGTAGATGATGATGT